CTAATTATTAACAATAGATTGATGTTGTAAATACTCGTCATAGATAGTCTTTAAATCTATTTCATTCTTTTTTATACGCCTTTGCAAGGCTTTTAACTTTCTTGTTTCATATAATTCGGCAAACAGCTTTTCTATAGCTTTATCTTTTCCTTCTACGTAGCAGATGTATCTAAAATCATTAAAGCTATATAATCTCATGTCATAACCTCACAGAAAACAATATCTTCTATATTAATGTCAATTACTCGTTCGTCAAAGCGCTGTAATTGAACTATATTTCTTTCATGGTCCAAATAAACAGGAACTACATACTTATAGCGTACGTGATGATTGTTCTTTAAAAACAGTACTTCTATTGACCAGTTACGCTTAAGTGCATCTGCTAATACTATTGAATGTTCTAAAATATCATCAAATAAGTTATACATTTACTTCACCTCTTGCCAACATTATACGAACAAACGTTCTTAAAATCAAGTGTGAAAAGAACTAAGTTTTGTAGCATTCCTGTTTTTTAAAAGAATTTTGCACAAAAGAAAAGCCTCGTTTTAACAAGGCTTTTCGCATATTATTTATTTGCAATTTTTCTCAGTAAGTTTACTATTTATCCATTTATACCATTTGTTTGGCACTCTAAAAATAATAAACACAAAAGAAATAAAAAATATCACTGAAAAAATAATTATTATTAAAGGCAAATAATTCAATAGATTTTGTGGCACATTGGCAACAAATAAACTACCAAAAAACACTAACATCAACAATCCGATAATCCAACATATCATTGGATGTCTTTGATAAATCGAATGAGAACAAGTGCGCTTATTTTCACAACCACAACTTCTCAAAGATCGATTAGTTAATTTAGATATTCCCTGCATTAGAGTAAAAATTATTAAAGATAATCCGGCTAATAGTATTGAAGTTACAATTAGAATATTTGTCAGTGGAACTTCTCCTTTACCTAAAGTAGATATTGTACTTGATAATGTGTCAAATCCACCAAACAAAGCAAAAATCAATCCAGAAAATATCCCTAAAATTGCTACAAATTCTGTATACATCTGCCCTTTTGTTCTAGACACTTCTTTTAAAGTTTTTTTTGTATCTTCAGTAAAAGAAGAAATTTCATACTTAGAATTATTTATATCCCATTCCAAACTGACTATATTAGATTGAATGAAATCTTTTTGAATCATAGCTAGTTGGAAATGTCTTTCAATTTTAGGCGCTATTTTTTGAATTTGTTCACTTGTTAACTCACAATTAGGTATTTTAAGCATTTTAGTAGTAAGAGTTTGCATGTTTTCTTGAACAAACACAAGATCATCCTCAAAGAAATCATTTCCAAAAACATATTTGCTTATCTCACTATACGGTAAATGAGATTCATAGAATTTACTAATTAGAAAAAAAGCTATAGGTTCTGCATTTTGCTCATTTATTTGATAAGATGCTATCAGTTGTATTATCTTGTAATCATTCACAGTTGCCGTCTCCATCAAACTAGCTCCTCAGGGTTTTTTGTAAAAAACTCTCTAATCTCTTTATTTGTATATTGAAGATGATTCTCTCCATCTAGAATTTTCTTTTCATCTTTTTTCCAAATCTCATGGTCATGAGTCCTATTAACAAGCTCAAAAGGATTAAAGATAGCAAATTTATCAATAACTTTATTTAATATTTGTTTGTCTTCTGCACTTATTATTTCTAATTTTATTTTTTTAAATGTAAATTCACCATTTTTATTAAAAATTATTTCTAATCTTTCTTCAGCAGATTGGATATTTTTTGCACCATAGTTCTTATATAGATGATAAATTTCTGGAACTACAGGCCCTAATTTCCATTTTTCAATATTTTCTTTGAACAAGGGGCGACTTTTTTCAACCAAGGATTTAGCTTGCGCATAGTATAATAGTTTTTGTAATTTCAAGTTGTTAATTACATAATTTTTTTCTTTACAATAATTAATTATATAACCAGCTATACTATCTGCTTGATAAGTTGTCAATTTCTACACCTCCCTCTTTAATATATAGTAAATATATTAAAATGTAAATTGTAACATAGAAAAACCCCCGCAAATGCGAGGGCAAAAGTTTTATTTCAAGAAATAGTTTGCTGTGTAATACCAGCCGTCTTTTTCGTACCACAATTCTAAATAACCTTTCTTGTTGTCGTACCATGATAATTTTGTGCCAGGACTGTACCATTTAATTTTCCCGGAGTTTAGCTTCGTGTTATTCCAGACTGGAATACGAAGGTCTTTCGCGCTTTTAATTCGAACTTTGATGCGACCTTTTGCGTCTTTTTTAGCTACAACATCGCAAAAACTCTTATGCATGTAGTATAGTTTATCGTCAATATATGTCTTGTACCAGTATTGGTTGTGCTCATATACTAAGAACTCAGTTCCCGATTTATACATGCGCACAGGATTTGATTTAAAGTCCATTTTTGGCAGTAATGGCGCGCTGTCAACGACTTTTCCATCATGTCTGTTCGGATTTTTAGATGTAATACGCTTATACTCATCGATAATTGCTTGTTGTAGCGACGGCCAACGTTTTTCAGCTAAAACACGATGCGGACAATATTTTCCGCTCCAATCTTGATGCTTTTTAACTGTATCTTTCGAAGCCACAATTCCTTGCTGTACGCATAGCCCTGCAATATACTTGATTGCATTTTGCTCTGATTTTGTATATTTGGAACCTCCAGATTTGCTGTAACAAATCTCTACACCGATGGTATTCCTGTTTCCATATCCATTTCCACCATCACCACAGTGCCAGGCGTTACGGTCGAATGGCACAACTTGAATGGCTTCTTTATCATCTACTGCAACATGAAAGCTAACTTCGTTATTGTTGTTTTTACAGTAATCTGTCTCATTTTGTGCTGTAGCATCATTGTACGTATTGTGTACAGTAATTTTTTTTGCATCCATACGGTTCGGCGCTTTGATGCCATATTTTGAACTTGAGACTAAATTTTGTCTAAAAGGTACCCCGTTAACTGTAGTCATTCTTACTCCACCCCTTCGATTTCATTTTCTCGGAATCCTTGCGTTACGCGTTCATCGTCAATATAAAAAGAGACAAAGAATAAATCTTTATCTCCTTCATCACGAACTGTCTTTGTGATTATTCCTTTGTACTTACTTTTATCAATGATATTTTTAGCTGTTTCATCTAGCTGTTTATCATTCTTTACGCTTTCTGTATCAATCACTTTTACTTTTTGCCCTTTACTGAATTTCATTTGTCTTCATCCTCTCCATATTTTTTAGCTCGATTAGTAAATTGTTCAAATAAACCAGTTCCGCCCGCTCCAGCTAGTGCACCTGCCCAAACCATTGTTGCAAGCGATCCAGAACCATCTAAAAATGTCGCTAAGGCCCCTAAAATGGCCCCAACAAAAATACTTACTGTTGGAAGCCATTTCGAAGGAATTAGCTCCGTTTTCTTAATTGCCTGCACAAAAAGAGGTGTTACAACTACTAAAAATGTCATATAAACTAGTAACTCTTTTCCAAACTCCATTTTCATCATCCTTCACTTTGTAATTTTGTGTTCTAGTAAATCTACCTTATGCGCTAACTTACCAACGGATTTTGACAGACTGTCAATTGACTTTTGTTGTTGTCCCATCATGTCATTTTGCTTGTCCATCAATCGTTGCTGTTCGTTCATCGTACTAATAAACTTATCTCGTTCTTCTTTCGATTCTTTATCCCGCTTCTCCCGCTCTGTTTCCATTTTGTCCCGCTCTTCTTTCATTTCTACTCTTACTATTTTTGAGTCATCCCAGATTCTTTTAGTAATAATCAACAAAATAATAAACAGTGCGACAAATAGCGCCGCGAAAAACATTTCTTTTGCTAAAGCATAATCAAATACTTTCGTTAAGCCTTCATACATCCCAATCATCCCCTATTTTCAACATAAAAAATAAGCCTATTCGGCTTTTGCTTCTTTCATAGCGATTATTTCATCTGCTTGTGATCTCGTTATCTTTTTTAAAGTAACGAATTTATTAACATCTACTTCAGTATAGTAGCCGCCTAAAAAATAATCTTTCACTTTTTCATACCAATTAATCATTTACAAAACACCTGCTTCCGCTAGAGATAATAATAAATCTGCATTATCCTGTTGCATTTGTTCCGTCTTCTGTTCGACTTCTGCTACATATAGCATTAAGTCCGCATAATCTTGTGTTAATTTTTCAAGTTCGGTCAATTCTGGCGGTTCCGGAATGCTTGCTTCTTCACCAGGACTCCATTTTTGCTTTTTCGTATTAAAAATCGGATTAATTGCTGGTACTGGTGGTTCAATTAGTGTGTATCCGTCCGGAATCTTCTCCCCTTTTTCCAAAACAATTAAATCGTCACGTTCAAAAATACCGTTGTCATCATATTTAAAAACTTTTATTAACTCGCTCATGTTGTCACCTCTTTAGTTAAATAAATTATGCCATCAAGTCCGGTGTTCACGTCTACCGAACCAACTCCAACGATATTTATATCAGCGCTCACACTTAGATATATATTCGCTTGATTACTTGCTGCCGTACTCTGCTGTGCAGCGGAATAAAGTTTATTCCAGCTCGCATCAGGAGCCAAAAAAGTTGGTAACGTTGCGCATATGCCAGTTCCACTTCCAGTCCCTTTGCCTACAATTCCGCTAACAATGACTAGAAACCGATTGCCAAACTTAATGTATCGAGCTATTAAAGGCTGACTTGCAACAAATCCGTTCTTCGGCGTCAAAGTAACACTTTGTACAGAGCTAGATAGTTCAAAAAAAGCTTTTGCATCAGCAAGCGCTTTATCTGCTTTAGCCTGTGCGCTAGCCGTTGTTTCTTTGGCATTCCAGTTCGTTTTATCCGCTGACGTAACGTGAACATCCGTGTTATTCAAATGGGCATTTAAGTCTGCTTTTTGCGCGAATTGCTCGGGCTGCATAGCATCAAATTGTGTTTTTAAAGCATCCGCTTTTTTATCTACGCCATCTAATTTAGTGTTTAATCTTTCGAACGATTCATCGAATATCTTTTCGTAATCATCCCAGCGCTCTACGTAAAATTCTGCCACCGGGAAAAAGTCGCTATCTATTAATGCTTTTTTTATCTCGAATTCAAACTTATATACGCGCATCGCTTGAGTGTTTTTGTATTTTATATATAATTCAGCAATAGCAGTGCCAGCATGAGATATTTGGGAGTCTGTAAGTGCGTATTCTGCAATTCCTCGCACTCCATCGATGATTGTTGGTTTCACAAGATACTTGCTCTCTGACTCTGTTCCTTTCGCTAAAATCATAGCAAGCTCTAATTCAGCAGCAGACGATAATCCTAAATCTTGATTATCTTTATCTATATTAAAAATAAGTCTAGCTGTCCCGCCTGTATCTTGCGTATAAAAAACAGCTTTTTGAAGTGGTTTATCTTCTTGCGTTGTGACGTTAAAATCATATATGCCGTTTTTGTGAATAACGTTTTCAGTTTCAGTCATGTTCTAACCACTCCCCCGCCGCTCAGTTTCGTAGGCGTGTCAGCTTCCCAGGTACCGCTATTGAGATTGAAAATATCGGCACTTTGAGGATACAAACCGATTGCGCTTTTTGCTCCATGTGTGGTGTTTTGCACTTCAACTCTTGCAGTGTTATAACCGCGAACATCGACGTTTTGCGAAGCGAAGTAACAACCGTTAACGTCAGCAGAACAAGCATCTATGAATACGGCTGTAAACGGGTCTATCGCTTTAGTATTGAAAGCCATTCTGCATTTTGTAATCCTTACAAATCCGCAGCGTATAGCCTTGATAAAATAGTTTTTCGTTGTTCCTGCAGTATTTGTTTGTTCTATTCCAGCAATATAAATATATCCAGATGTATCAGATACTGAAATACTTCTGATTTGACAAGTAGTAGGACCAGCCGCAGGATCAACTGTTTCATAATTAGAAGATAGAATATATAATGTTACACCTGATAATGGCGGTATAATCACATCTTCATCATAGCGTCCAGGATTAATCCACAAGCGTAATGTATTACTATTAAATACACGTGGGAAATTCATGGTAGCTTTGTTAATTGTTTTAAATGGCTTATTTTTTTCTCCAGTCCCTGCAGTATCATCCCCTGAAACGGAATCCACATAGACCTCAATTGAACCAGCATCCAGACCATACAGACGATTTAGCATATATAATACTTGCTCATTTGTTAGTTCAATACTCGTTATTCTCGTCATCATGTTCTTTAAACTATCTGCAAGAGAATCTAAGTCACTATCTAATCTATCTTTCGCTAATTCAAATATTTTATTCTGTAACTTAGAAACCCTTAAATCAACAACTTCATTGCTAGAATTACCACCGGATGCAATAACCAAATTTGTAATTCTTTTTCGCAGATGTTCTATTTCATAATCAGATAAATTTAATCCATTCTCGATTATTTCCCAGTTATCATTTATCTTTTTCATAAATTCATATCCTTGCAATAAATCGTCTAATCTATTTAAATCTCTCATTTTTTAACCCCCTTCTTTACTTCTTTTAAATGTGCCAATGTTTTCGATAATGTCCCTTTCACACTATTTATTGATACAACTGGTGTTTTAGTTGATTGAGGATAAAGCGTTATCTTTTGAATTCTACTATAGACATCAATATTTTTTCCGCGAACATATCCTGCATTTCCTAGCCCGACACGCTCCACTTTTTTCTTATGAATATTCCCTTTAGTAAATTGCACATAGTCAAGAGTAATAGAAATATCCGGAACATCTTGCAATGTTTCTTTTAATCTTGCTTTTAAATTTGCTGTAGTAGTAGAATCATCACTATACTTAGCAGCGTCAATAATGCCATAAATATCAGCGTTCGGACTCGTATACGTAGTTGTAACAATAGGATTACCATTATCTCCCGATTTACCATCTCCAGATATTCTAGTTGCTAGGTTTGTACTGTCATTTGTAAATGAAAGTTTATTTATATTAAACCCATCTACAAATATAAATGCATTCTCAATGCCTATTTTTTTCCGAATAACAATATGATAATTTGTCACTTCGAATTCTGCTTTAAAATTCACTAAAATATTATTTAAAAGAACATTCAAAGCAAAATCATTTCCAAGGCTTTCAAAATCAAAAGAAGAAAAAGAGTCCAAAATTTCATAGGTGAATTTTGTCCCACTAACAATAAAGTCCATACACGACTTTATTGTTTGGCTTCCCTTAAGTTCAGAAGTGAGTAACTTATTATTTAGATCCTTTACAATGTGAAGACATTGTACATTATAGCCAATCGTGTCTCCTGAACCAATGCATGAAAACATCTCAATTCTATACATTTCTTTGCTTTCCACTTCAGTAATCACACATTTTTCTGTGATCATATCGAATGCTCTTTCGTTATACTTTCTATACACTGTAAAATTTAAATCAGGTACTGTATTTATTTCGAAATTATTTTCTAAAATACTATGATTAGTAAGAGGTTCACTATTACCATATAAATCTGTAACTTCTAACATTTCTCCACCTCTTTACATGTAATAATAAAAACGAAAATCGAACGATATTTCTAAAGGACCCGTACTCCCCATGATTTCAATCTCATTCCATCCGGGGGCTAAACCAATTGTTGATTTTTCAGTGTCGCCATATATACCGGCTCCATTAAGCAAAGAGTAAACTTGATTAATTTCCAATTCATCCGTACGCTTTGTTATTCCTTTGTAAGACCATACTTGACCAGTAGTTTTATTATTTATCCTTAGTCCCTCTGATGCCCCTTTATAGCGAATTATAAAAGGGTATCTTTCTGGATTAATTGCTATATCTGAAGCGTTATATACCTTAAATTTGTTTGTATCAAAAACATATTCTGCTGTTTCAGACGATGGTAAATTTTGTCCTAGGCTCCATTTTCTATTGCTAAATTTAAACCCATCTAAAGTAGAACCTACACTTTCAGAAAGACCTTGCGCGCAAACAAAAGTTCCCGCGATATCACAGATTGGTGCTCCTCCCTTTTGCTGAATATTTAAAGACTCTACTTTTACTGGCCAACGAACCGTTTCATGCCTTTCATCGATGACATAAATTTCTTCTTTCCCACTTATAAATTTAATGAATTCGTTTCTTTTTAAGATGTATTCAGCGTAATTACTACATACTAAGATTAGTTGAAAAGTTATATCCCGCTTTGCTAAAACACTACCCATGTCTATCTCGCCGTCAAATGTTTCCATGGATACTCTTTCAGTTGTGAAGTTGGGACCAGGAACATTAAATTCTTTCACATCGACTTTATTTTCTCTAGTGATGTACTTTGTTCCATCTTGTCGCTCAAATATTAGTCCATACATCTATTAACCTCCTGCCTTCGCTCTCGATATAATTGTTTTAGCGTTTAATAGCATATCAATATCATTTATTAACCACGATGCGACTGGCGTACTGCTATCATCCGGTAATACTAAATTCACTTGAATAGGTTGTGTATTTGCAACAATGTTTTTTTGATTGCTCACTAACTTATTACTATCTGACTGATATGCATTTATTGCTTGAGTGTTTGGTGTCACTGGAACATCGATGCGCGGAATCGAATTAGTAAGATTTTTACTCATTCTAGCTGCTTCTATGCTAATGATATTAGCATTCTTCCGCATGCCGACGCCGACTCCCGCAATAACTTGAAAACCTACTTCGTTTTCCATTTTTCTTGAAGGTGAATGAATATCTAGTTCTTTTTTTATTGTGTTCTCGATTGTTTTAGCTATATTTGATGATTCTTTTTGTAAAGGACCATTCATGTTTTTAAAACCAGTTATAATCCCTGCAACAGTTTGAGTACCAAGAATTGAACCAGCAGTTTTAAATTGTTTTGCGTCTCCTAACTCTTTTAACCATGTATTTTTTGCACTTGCAATGTTTGTAGTCGCTTTTTTATTAGCTGCTAAAATAGCTTTATCCATAGTAACCTTTTCAGATTTAGATCCATCTAATCCAATAGCATTTGCGTTTTTATGTTTTTTAGACCATTCAGCTTGATATGCTTGGAGTTCTTTATCAGACATATTTGCGATTGCGCTAATTTGTCCAGTAGCACTTAAACCTTGTTCTCTAAGTTCATTAACCAAGCCATCATTAACTTTACGTTTTTTTAGTTTATTTATTAAAGCGATAAATTCATCTTGTTGCTGTGTCTGGGTCCTCAAATTTGCTAATAAATCACTACCAGCGTATTTATCTGTTTTGGCCCTATCAAATAAACTTATTTGGCTATAAGCGCTTTCTTGATTAGCTTTTAAAGCATCGTTATATGTCTTCTTAGCTTCGCTTATGCTTGCTTTTGCTTCATCGTTAGCTTTTTTCACGTTATCATAGTACTTTTGTGTAGATGACTTAACTGCTTGATTAAGCTTAGTTTTTTGCGTACTAATTTCTTTATTTGCAGCAGCTATATTAGTCCTTATTTTACGTGTCTGTGCCTCATTCAAGGTATATTGCTTATTAATTTGCTTAAGCTTATTAATATATCCTTGTGCGTTAATTGCCCCCGTTTTATAATCCGTCTGTACATTAGCAATCTTATTATTTACATTTTTGGCATACGCAGTTTGTTTAGATGTGCCTTTTGCATAATGTGGTACGTTTCTCAAAGCTTTAGCTGTTTTATCCCCTCGCAATACCTCAGTGCCTCGTGGTAGATCAAGAAGAACATTACGCCCTTTTGGAACAAAGCTTTTTCCGTCAGGTGTAGTAATCATTTCTTCGTAGTTACTTCCCCTTGCATCATTTACCAGAGCTGGTCCGCCACTATGGTTATTTGTACCTTTTGCATAACCTACCTCTTGAATCCCACTAGGACTTTTACCGTTCGTTTTATACGCAATTTCTAAAACTTTTTGTTGTCTTTGAGGTATTTTCCCCCAATCCGCAATCATGTTATTAAGTAAATCTCTAACAGTATCAGCATTAGTAAGCGCAGTAAATGTTTTTTTGCTTACTTTTGTACCATTGTAAGAATAAATATTATTTTTGCCTTCTTGAACCTTACTCAATAAATCCCTATTGTTCGCATAAAGATTTTTAAGGTTTATTTTTTGACCGTTATACTCAACAATTACATTTTTACCTTGCTCGATTTTTGTTTTAACATCTGTATTCGTTGCTAGCAATGATTTTAAATCTACTTTTGTGCCGTTGTATTCCACAATCATTCCTTTAGATGAATTAAGCTTTTTTAACACATCAGAATTATCAACTACTAAAGTTTTCATGGACGGAGGTAATTTGTCCCAGACACCCATGTCTTGTAGTGCTTTTTGTAGCGCAAGGCTAGTATCTGCATTCGCAATCATACTTTTTTGTTCAGGCTTCAATTTATCCCAAATACCTAAATCTGACAGCGCGTTAGCTACATGTATAGAGTCCTCGTAACTGACAATTAATTTCTTTTCGTTGAAAGTCATCTTATCCCAACGACCACTTTCAATAGTTGCAGTTGCAATTGTTTTCTTAGCATCTGTGGTTAATTTTGCTTCTTTCATGATGAATTTCAGATTATTCCAACCATCATCACTTTTAGCTAAATTGGATACGAATTCACCAACATTGTCTCTTATTTCAGAAGTTTTAGGGTCTAATACTAAGTTGTTCCATGCGGTATCTGCCATTTTTGCTCCATCGCCAATTAGCTTGCTGGCTTCGTCAGCTTTGCCCGCTTTTTCTTGTACATCACGTGTAAATTCGTCATAATCTAGTCCCATATCTTTTAATCCGCGTCGGATGTTTTTTTGAGCTACATCACTACTTACATTTAACTTATCATATAGTTGTTCTTGCGTTCGTATCAAAGCCGTTACACTAGACCGCACTGTTCCATTCTGATCTCTATCCAGTTGGTTCATTGCGTTATTGTATGCCGTTTTGTCTATTAATCCTTTATCATAAGATTCTTTGAATGCTTTCTTTTGCTTCTTCGTCTCATCTGTTGTTGCTTTTGTGACTTTACCAAGATAGTTAGCTTGTTCAGTGAGTGCTTTTGTACTTAAATTCTGTACCTCACCGTTCATCGCTTTTATCAGCTGTGTTTTCTTTTTGTTGCTTAAGCCTAAACTTTCAATTTGTTCAATCTGCATATCTTTGTAAATATTGTTAACAATTTTCGATTGTTCAGATGTCATCTTGCCAGTTTTAACTGCATGAGATTGATAAATCTTTTCTATTTCTTTATATTGCGAATCTACGTTTGCCTTTCTTTCTTCTGCTCTCTTTTCAGAATCTTTCATGGCGTTGTCTAGTAACGCTTGTACAGCAGGTGAAGCTTCATCATATGCTTTCTTGAAGTCACCCAATGCATCGTCTGTATTCTTCTTAATTTCGTCCGCCATGTTTTTGAATGCACTGACAATTTTCTCGCTGTCTGCCGTTGCTCCTGATGCAAATGTGTCTAATGCCAGTGTACCTTCCGATGCAAACTCATTAAATTTCACCATAGACTTATCTGCCTCGGCGCCAATGTCATAGCCCCACGTTTTCACACGTTCTTTACTCTCTTCAATTTTACTTATATGTTTATCTAACGCATAGATCCCTGCACCAAGTAAAGCTGCGCCTGCTAGACCAATGACAGCTGGCAACGCTCCAAACGATCCCGCTAATCCTGCCGCTGCCAAACTAGTTCCTTCTACCGCTGTTGTAGTAGCCCCAAACCCAGCTGCCAAAGAAGTTAATTTACTTCCCAATCCCAATATCTTACCTAGCCCCGCGAACCCTTTTATTAGTCCGCTAGTCATTGATACTAGTTTTCCGCCAACCGTTAATACAGGACCAGTTGCTGCAATAATTCCAGCCCATTTTATAATGTTTTGTTGTTGTTCTCCAGAAAGGTCATTAAATTTATCAATCATTTTATTAGCCCACTCGATGATTGGAGTGAGGGCAGGCATTAATTTTTGTCCTACGTTCTGTTCTAATACTTCGAGCGAAGCTTTGAATTGATCCACACCAAATTTACCAGCTTTTCGCATATTATCAGCAACTTGTTTAGTATATCCATTTGCTTCATCAGCGCCCTTAGAATATTTACGTAGAGAATCGCCTCCCGCTTCCAAAAGCGTATTAACAGCTGATAAAGGTTCACGTCCGAAAATCATCGTCAAGAAAGAGTTTTTCTGTGTTTTCGTCATTTTCTTTGTTTTATCATTAATATCATCCAACAAAGTTGGCAAAGTTTTCATATTGCCGTTGTTATCTTCAATTGTTAATCCAACTGCAGACATTGCTTCTGCAGCTGATTTTGAAGGTTTAAGCAAACTTGTAAGCATCCCCCGTAAGCCGGTACCCGCCTTTTGCCCTTCAATACCGCGGTTAGAAAGCAAACCAACAGCTGCTGCTGTATCTGTAAGTGAATATCCTAGCGAATGCGAAATAGGACCGACATAGTTCATTGCTGTTCCCATATCAGAGAATCCAGCCGCTGTTTTATCAGCTACATATGTTAGCACGTCAGCAACTTTGTTTGTGTATTCCATCTGCTTATTTGTGTCTTTAGAAATCATTCCAAATTGTTCTAATGTAGATGTTGTAACAGACATTACTGTTTCGAAATCATCGCCAGATGCACGAGCAGCGTTAAAAATCGCAGGCATAGACGCCATTGTTTGATTAATATCGTAGCCTTTTTTAACCATTTCTTTCATACCGAGCATAGTTTGTTCAGAAGCTACCCCATACTTAACACTAGCTTTCTGTGCATAATCAAAGACTTGTGTATAACGATCGCCAAACTCTTTCGCTGATTCACCAGATTCACGCAATAAAGAGTTAACTTCTGTCACTTCATTATCAAAATCAAGATACGCTTTAGTTGATTTCACCATTCCGGCTACAATTGGCGCCGTAAATCCAACGGTCATCGCGGTTCCAGCTTTTGTTAACTTTTGACCAGACTTTTCAAGCATATTTCCGAATTGTTCAACTTTGACGATAGATGAATCAAGACCTTTAACATTAATGTTTTTCTTATTGATTTTGTCGATATTGTCAGATGCTTTTTGCCCTTTCTTCGCAAAATTATCCATATCCTTATCGATTTTGTTCATCTGGCTTTTATAGCCATTTTCGCGTATTTTTATATCGTAATAAATTTCTCCTGCTTTACTCATGTTTTCACCCCTCTTTCAGCTTGCTGTTAGCTCTCAAAGCCTTTTCTAATCCTTCTTCATTAGAAGCAGCATCCTCAAAATATCCACGCTTTAACATGATTCGATTTTGCTTTATTTTTTCTTTCAGCAAATGTTTTGGCACTTTGCTTCGTTCAGTCATTCGAATTTCAAGAGTTGTCATAAATGGCGTTTCCCCACCTAAATTCATTAGATATGTCCGGAATTCTGAAAAAGTCATATTTGACAATTCTTTGCGCAATCTGATACCGTAATACGACAAAAAAGAAGACTCGATTAAATCAAAGTCTTCAACTATTCCGTAATACTGTTTTCCTGTGGCTTCCCCTCGTCACTTTCCTCGCTCATATCGCTTTCAAATAATTTAGCTATAATGTATTCAATAAGCCCCTCGTAGACTTTAGTTGGCAATGTTTTAGAATTGATTTCTTCTCTGTCTTCTTTGCTGAAAAAAATAGCAAAAATATCATCGTTCGTTGCTACGATCCCATCTGTGATAGTCATTAACAATTCATGCATGTTTTCATTATTTGGTATTGTATGTTCGTCATCACTTTCATCAGCTTTTAGTTTAGGCGCGAGAACTTGTCCTAAAATTTTGGGTGCTTCATCCAAAAGCGCACTGTACTTAATGTGTGCTTGTGCCGAAATGTCCGCATAGTACAATTTTTTGTTAATTTCCAAAGGAAGTTTTACTTCATTCTCATCAAAATTAAATGATTTCATTTTTGTCCTCCAAATTAGTAAAAGCCCTCAAGGTGAGGGCTTAATATTTTTAAGCATCTGTTACTGTTACTGAAACATCTTTGAAAATAGAAGGTTTGCTAACTGTCTTAACTTTAACTGTGATAGCGCTCGTTGTTTTTGCAACTCCTGTTAAAGTTCCATCGTTAGCTACTGTTGCTTTTGCTTCATCAGATGAAGTGAATGTTACATCTTGTGGAGCTCCTGATGGCAGTACTCCTGCTGTAATTTTAATAGTTTCTCCAACTTTTACAGTTTTAGAGGCGCTATCTACCGTTACGCTTGTTGGCTCAATGGTAGGCGCCGGCGTAAAAACCGGCGTACCATTTGAATTCTGTGTGGCAGAAAATGAACCAATATCGTTCGCACCACCACCACCGAAGTCATTAATCCCGATTGGTCCAGTGATTTCATACTTAGAGCCTGCTGGGAATTTAACTACAATTGTTTTTTCAGCTTCAGACCCAACTTTATCCCAAGTTTCACGTAATTCATTTTGTCCTGGATCTGATTCATTGTATTTCCCATCCAAACCTAACTCCATAGCAGCACCTGTTTTTACCGCGCGTTCAAATACCTCACCAATTGTTGTATATTGTTCCACATTTGAGTTCAGTGAAATGTCTAAAGTTTCTAAGTCTTTAATCGAAACACCATCTCCGCTTTCCCCTGAATCTTTAACCGAAATTTCTAATTGTTTAACTGCATAAGTTGCCATTAACTTACATCTCCTTTTCAAATAATATTGTTAGTTGGTAAATCAAGCGACCATCATCGTCATAATCGACTTGTCCGCCGCTTGCTACATCTGTTGCTACTACCTTCTGATTTTGGATATTCAGCTCAGAAGGGTTTGTTAAAAGAAAGTAGTTACGTAATAAATCGTATGTTCGTTTGCATTGAATTGTGTTTTTGTCATAAATTAAAAAGCCGATGCTCTCACGAACACGACTTTGCGTTTGTACTTGCTTGTTTTGAAATGTCGGTGCTTCATTAATTACTACCATTGAATCAAGCCCTGTTTGTTTAATGAATCCAAGTGTTTTTATATCTGGGAATGTTTTTTTGAAATGCACTACTAAATCCTCAATCATAAGCGCATCCCACCTTCTACAATTTGGTTAATACTCTGAATTCCATAACTTACAGCCATTTCGTACCAACGTGGATTCCGACGATTTTCATAATATTGTCTGCGGGCATAAGGAGTTAAACTAAACACTCTAGCTACAATTGAATTTTTTTGGATGATAATTTTAAAAGCCGAACTTCGTCGCAAGTCTCCATACAAAATCGGAGTAACAGGCTGTGCTAATTCAACCAATTCTTCCCCAGCCTTTGCAGCCGTTGACAAAGCTTTATTATGAATATCATCTATGACTGTATCTTTAAAACTACTAAAGCTCATGCTCGGTCACCTCTCCTACGACAATTTCAAAATGGTGTATACTGCCATCGGGATTTGGCGGGAAGGATACGCTCTGAACCTCACCTTTAATTAAACAATAGCCAGGAATAACAAAAGATACATTGTCTCCTTCATTCACAACAAAACTTAATTTGTTACAAAATAAGTTAACAATATATCTTATGTTTAATCCTTCCTCTGTTTTATTTACGAGCTTTTCAAACTCATAGCGAAACATCGATTTATTAATTGTATCTGGTAAAAGGTTCCCAAAGTCATCACGTCCACTATTACTAATTATTGTAACTTCCGTATTTAGTATAGCCTCGGGAATAGGCGGTAACTGAAAGCTCATTAACAGCCACCTACTCCCGCATAAAGCCAGCCACTAGATAAAAGCAAATCCATAACTTTGTCCGGAACGTCAGGTATAAAGTTGTTCGAGTTTTGTGATTGACCACCCATAGTTAATTTACCTAGTGTAAAGTTACCAATACCAATAAATCCACCATATTTCTTGATATGCTCACACTGCCATGCGACAGCTTGCTTAATATCATCATCCACATTATCTCGGTCTACGATATTAGGCATAATTTGCTTATCAATTGCTACAGAAGCGGCTTTTATTAAATTATCCGCTTCTGTTGGTTCGATACTTAAGTTTGTTAGACTAGCTAACTCACTTGGTGTAATATACGTTTTCATTTACTCACCCTCTTTGTTTTTGGGCTCCTTTTTGCTCTTGGATGGTTCTTTTTCTGGTTCTTTATACACGAACTCTTCAAAGCCATCGTTTTCTAACTGCTTAATTAATACTTCATTGTCGGTATTGTATACTGCATTATCTTTTCTTAATTGCACAAAAAACTCCTCCTTAAGCCACTGTAGAGGCGATAACCCCGTCTTTTTGTTGTTCTTTTACAAAAATATCATGGTATACACGATATTGATATAACCATCCGTCACCTTGTCCGACCGAACCTGGTGCGTGAAGGTAAATAGAAGCATGTTTAGTCCCGCCGATAACAGAACCTTTATTAATTAGTAAATAATTAAGTTTCTTAGCTCCAGCTGCTGGTTTATAACCATCCGTGAAATCAAAAGTATCATAGAAACGATCTTCTGCTTCAACTTCAACAAGTTTAACTCCATCAATTCCTGTGATGCGTGTTTCTAAGCTAGAAGGCCCAATATTTTGATTAGAGATTGTTCTAGTAAAGTCTTTACTTAGTTCTAATGCAGCCATTACGTCTGGTGACACATACATAACAAGATTTTGTGTACCATATTTTTTAACTTTTCGAATAGCTGCTTTAAGTGTACGAAAGACATTTTCTTCAGTGATTGTTTCTGCAGCAGAGTGCCCATTGGTTTTAGCCGCTGTTGCTAACTTAGAAAAACGATATGCATCAACTTCTGGCGCAGCGTGTTCCGCATTAAACTCTTTTGTTACGTTGGCAGCTGTTAACGCTTGGCCTGTTTCATCTACATCCATAACATCTACAAAAAACTCTACATCTCTATCAAACGTAATAGTGTATGGAGTATTCGTATTTGATGCTGAACCTTCGTTATATCCTTTGTTTCTAGTGTGCGGTTTTAATCCAGTTGTTGAAATTGTTTGTAATTTAAATGTTTTTGCGTCTAACCATAAAAGGTTAGGTGTTTCTAATTCATTTGTGTAAGTGCCGAAGACTAATTTCTGGTCGAGCTCCTTACCGTACTTGTCTACATAGTTAATAGCCATTTTGCTATCTCTCCTTTTCTAATTATGAATTTAATGCTTGAATGAATGGGTCTGTAGCACTTGGCTCACTTGCATTGCCTAGTCCTGCCCCGATTGGTGGAGGCGTGTCACCATCATCAGATTTTGCAATCCATTCAGGATATTGCTCTGCGAATTTCGCTAAGTTGTCGTCATTTCGCTCTTCATCCCCAAAAAGCTTCGTAAACGCTTCATAGCGTTCTTCTTTTACGCCGCTTTCTTTTAGCTTGTTGTGCCACTCTGCGGTTTGTTCTTTCTGAACATATTCATCCAGCTTTGATAGTGCCTCGTCTTTCTCTTTTTGAAGTTTTTTCAATGCCTTTTCAGATGAATCATGTTCGCCCACTTGATCGTTAAGCTGATTGATTTGGTGGTTTAGCTTCCTGATTTCATCCTCATGCGCGCTTTTGATGGTTTCAATCTCTCCACTAAATTTCCGTTTTTCAGCTGCTACACGATTTTTTACAATCTCATCCAGCTCTGCTTGGGAAAATTTCTTATCGTCTCCACCTTCAGCAAAATGTTGGATGTCAAACTTGCGTTGTAAATAATTCTTCATATTTCCTCCTTTTTAAGCTCTGAGTGAGCCATCCCTGTCTATTAGTTGCCGGCAGGTAGGCAAGATTTTTTATAAAGCCCAACAAAAAAAGCGTTCATTTAGACGCTTTTATAATTTCTCTATCCGATTCTCTCTCTAAGAAGCGATTGTTATTTAGATGCTCTTGCAAAGCTTCTTCCCATTGTTTTACTTTTCCAGCTGTATATTGTTTAGAGGGACCTTCTGCAAGTATATCTTTTGTTTTCCAATCACGAATGCCGCGCTCGTAGTACCGTTGCTTACTTTGCGCTTCGTATTCTTCTTCATCATATGGGATAGGCTCGTCTGTTTCGTCACCTTCGAAATACGAATATAAAAAATGGTGGCAATTTGGATGAAACAAGCCATCATTTTCTGCTTCTTGTAACGTTTTATATTCATTGCTTTCATAGTTAACTGATAGCACCTCTCCTTGCCAAGGAGCACAACGCGGACAACTTCTCACGTGAGCTGATACTTGAACTAATTCGTGCTCATATCTTCCAAGAACACGTTTCATGGCATTCAAACCAACATTAAAAAAAGCACCTCTTGAAGCCATTTCCATGTAAGCTCCTGGCCGGTACTTTCTTCCAGACTGATCTATAACATTTCTTATGCCATCACCTAAAACATTAATAAGTGATGTTGCGATAGCATATTTTAAAATTCCATTGCTATCTTTTGTTTCCTTAACCACTTGTTTGTATTTGGAGGGCGCGATTTTTTGCCAATAATTAGCCATATCTTCCGAAATTTGGATAAGTGCATCACTTTCAGATAAATAGTCGTCATTTTGTATATCAACCTCTTTCTTAGTTTGATATCTGGCTTCCATTTCGTCCTCGTATTCATTCACACAATCAAGATAAACACGATACGTTAGTTTATCTATTTTATCTCTCGTTTCGTCTTTGAAAAGACTTATATGTGCTTTCAATTCTCTTTTAAAATTTATCAAACGCGACTGCTGAATGAATTTCCATTTTGTTGGATTCTTAGCGCCATGCATAACGTGCTTCTTTATCAGCAAAAGTAATTCTATTTCGGCATTATTAAAGTGGTTTCGTAAGATAGATGCTTCTTTTTCGAAATCCACTGGTGCATGGTGATGACTCATCTAATCACCCACCTTTCGTTTCCATTCCTCCAATCGCTTCCGGGTCCGGAACCTCTCCAATGGCGTTTTCTAAATAGATGCGTTTTACTTCCGCTTGAATTTCTTCTTCTTCCCATTTAGGGTGAATTAATTTCACCTTTTCTTCTACACTCATCGCTAATGCGCTGTTCATATTATTTAATGTGCTAGATAATTCATTCAGATTAACAGACATTGGATCTGGAAACTCAATTATTACCCTAATTTCATCACGCATTATTGCTTTTTCTTTATTGGTAGTGCCACTAGTTAACAAATACAGGAAGTCCCAAAGCATTTGCTCATAAACATTTTGAATAAGGCGTTTTTTCTTCTCGATTTTACGTACTGTCGCGTCCTGCAAACTCCAAATTTCAGTCGCTTTCACTTCTCGGTTTCCTAAATTGAAAGTAGCGGGATTATAACCAGATTTCGAAACAGCTTTCTGAGCAAAATATTCCATCGTTTCGCGATAACTACCGTCTCGGAAGTCTCCTTGCATGAATTGAATCATGTCATTTAACTTCGCGCCAGCATCTAACGTCCCTTTGAACTGCATAAAGTAGTCTTCATCTACATTCATGGACCATTCTTCTTTATCTGTGCTCTTATTAACTTTTTTCCTAAACATTCGTTCACTAGCTGCTATTTTTGTTTTTGTTTTCTCTCCTTCACGCATATAAACAGTGAAAAAGTAATCTACGGCAAATAAATAATTGGTACATTGTGATAAGTCCGATTCCCCAAGATTAAGGTGTGGGTATCTAGTATTGCTTGGGCTATTATTTATTAAATACGCGCCCATACTCTTTAAGCCAATTGATACAGAATGATTCAATTGAATATTATTTGTGTACAGATAGCTTGTAATCTGTTCTGGTAGTCTCTCCGCACCAATAGGAGCAGTTTTATCGCCATCAATTTTAATAACAGAATATGTTACAAAACCACCAGATAATTTTTTCCCTTCCTTGTCCCATTGTTTTATTTCTCTACTTTCAACTAAATAATAAATATCTGCTTTATTGCTGGTTGGTATTTCCTCAAAGAAATTAAAACGAAATGGCTCATTGTTTTTAAAATCTATCCAAAATTGGCTAGAGCTATGAACACTAATAGATGGTCGCCCATTTAAAATGTTAATTTTTACAGCGGATACTCCGCTCCCCCCTGCTAATTCAACAATTTTCACGCTCTTGCTATCAAAATTATCAATCCGTAATGCTTCTTTCAGTTGTTTAGTTAAGTTTTCATCTTTACTTCCATTAACCCCTGTTACATCAATGCTTAAAGGCTTTCCAGATATATACTCAGCCGCAACAACAACTATCTCATTGCCTGTTCCGGAATTCATTAACTTATCGTGTACTGTTGGCACATATCCTTGAGCCCACAACGAAGTTAAATAGGAGTCTTTGCTCCATTCTTTTTGATTATCTGGAATGAGCGGCAGATATTTTGGTATTAACTCCGGTTCGCTGCCGTTAGGTTTTCCATTTAGCCAACCTTTAATAAAGCGTGTCATTACACTCCAAACACCCATTTAATCACTCCTTTCTATATATCTTCATAATTCCTATAAAAGTAGTTTGTAGCGTATCTACTTGTATCCATCGCGTGATTATTCTTGTCAACTGGTTTCCCGCTGTTTTCGTCGCGTACATACATACCAATTTCTTGCAACCAGCCATAATTGTCGTATTGATCATTGAGTTGTTCAACAAGCAAATAACGCCTTTCGCTCAATAGCGACTGCATCCGCTCAATTCCAACTTCAATTCCTTGCGCTTTACCAGTCACATCATGCGCATTGTTGTCTGCTCCTGCTGTATCAACACCAACCTTTTCCAGTTCTTCACGTAGCCACCTACACGCTGGGTCAATAAAAACAGGCTCATTTACTGGTACTTCATACTCTTTCATACACCATTGGATAAATTGTTTTATCTCAACGGCATAAGTTGAACCAGCTTTTACTTCACCTGTATCCCTCCCACTGTGATAATAGGATGCAACTTGATTCAATTTGTATTTATAATATCCGTCTACCTCATGCTCTGTAATTACATAGCACTCACAAACAGTAGCATCTTGTTGTCCTCCATCACCAAAAAAGACCATCTCAATTGGACGACCTTCTAATTTGGGTATTTGGTTTTTCTCCATATCAAATGTTTCATAAATAATACCTTTTGGTAAAACTCGTTTGCCATACCAGTCACGTTGCAAAAGGTAAGAAGAGAACTTTAATTCGTTATATAGTTCGTTTCTTCTCTCTTCGTCAAGTATAGGATTATCAAACGGTGTCCAATGACGCCACTTGTAACGTCCTGTTTTTTCATAACGATCAAATACTTCTGTTAATACTGGATGGCTTGGAGCGGGAGGATTTAATTCCGCTAAATGGAATCTATCTTTTGCTGCATAAGTTCTCCGGAAACACTCTTTTACAAAATCCATGTGTAGTAAGTTGATTTCCAAAAATGTTACAGAGCCAAGCGACATACCTGTGATAGCACCAACACTGTTTACCTTACCTCCACCTTTGTAGTAAATCTTTTTCTTGCCGTTTGGAGCATGTAAAAGCAAGTGGTCCCCGTGTTCATCGTGCTTCATTTCTGCGAGGTTCCCGTAAATATGAATTAAACCTAAACCATCACCATCCATAAATAATCGAAAGGCTTGTTCTTGGTTATATGCTGTCACTAAATGGTTCATATCCCTAGATTTAATGTAGAAATTTGCCATTTTAAAAATATCAGCTGTGGTTTTCCCAGAACGTGGAGTCCCCTCATTAACTTCTAACGTTATGTTTTTAGTTTGTTGCCGTATTGTCTCTTGTTGTTTCGGACTGAATGCCAATTGAACCACTGCCGTCACCACCATTCGCAACATCAATCAATGCGTTTAATAATGATGTATCTTTTTCAGCGCCTTTAATAAGAGCTGTGCGGGCCTGTATATTATCTGTTGATGCAATAATTTGATTAAGCTTAGCTTTGCGTTCATCTTGCTCATCAGCAATGGCAATAAATTGCTTAATTAACCCACTTAGTGTAGACATCGCACGACTTTGTGCATTTAAAAAATTCGCCTGTTTATCCCAAGCGAATTGATACTCGTATTTATCAGAACCACTATCCCCGAACCCCACTTGCGTCTGGACTCTCGTTTCATCCTCAGCGTTTTCCACCCACATAATTTTCTGTGCTCGGATAATAGCGGCATATTGAATTTGTATCTGCCCCCAAATTAAATCAGCTGGTTCTTGTTGGTCCATCATACTAATAATATCTATCGTATCATCCGGAAGATATTTAGAATACAGTCCGTGCGTACGTGCGTTTTGATTCCCTTTAGGAGCGGCGCCGCCTTTGTTGTTCTTAGCATTCCCGTTCCCTTTCATTGAATAGTAACGCTCCTTTTGATTCGTAACGTTACTATTACTGTTATCACTCCAGTTATCTTCCGATTTCCATTTCCTAATCTGTGATGGTTTACAATTTAACTTACTGGCAATTTCCACAAGTGGCATTGTCTTATCTGAATCAAGCCACATTTTCTTTGCTATATCTCTGTTTGGGTTTCTTGCTCTAGCCACTCACTTCCACCACCTCGCATTCTGTGTTTGTTTCGCTAATTAATTATTATCTTTAATCGTTCCTACAATGATGCTTAGCGCTTCTAAATAATCACTCTTAGCTTGTTCAAAAGTCTTACCATTTAGCATAGCTAACCGCTCTATTTTCATGTAATGAATCTGGGCTAATACAAAACTTTGTTCTTGTTCTGAACCAGCAATATTTATTTTAAATTCTGGCTCTTTTCCTCTTACCTCTGTTATTCCAGCTTTTATAATGTCTCTCATGTAATTAACTCCTTCTTCGTTTTTTATTATATACTCGGCAAGGATTTGCACCTTGCATGAACTAATTAATTTGTTTTACAGGAGTTTTAAGCTAAGACATACGTTTCTTAGCCACATTAGTTCTATCCTGTGCTTCGTCTACCTGTTCCGCCACGAGTATTTTTTATAAATGAGAAGTGGAGCGCAGACTCAATATATGATTTATTTTTGTAATCATCTTCACTTCTCATATATAGGTGGCAGGTGTGCGGCAAAAATTACTAAATTGCCATACAAAATAGACTTCCGTCGATTTGTTGCTGTATTTTTTCTTCTCCGCGAGACAAGTAAGATCGTACAGAACGAATGCTTATCTCTAGTTCATCGCTAATTTGAGACAAAGATAAATTTTTTTCATGTTTTAATAAAAATACTTTTTTCTCTTGTACTGACATTGTAGACATAGCATCTTCCATCCGGATTTTATCCCATTCTGAAATCTTCGGCTCATTATCTTCAAACTCATAAGCATTCCCATGCTCGTGTACAAACCATCGTCGCATCGTTTCTACATCAGTAACATTTACCTCTCTTTGTAAGCCAGAACGTCGGTGGATTGCTCTCCGTGGCGCTGGTTCATGTCCTAATTCCATCCAGTCTATTGAGAACTGCAAACTGTCTATAATACTATTTAATTTCGACATCGTATTTTTTCCTGGCATTTCTTGAAAAACTCTTTTTTGTCCCACTCCTAACGGAGGTCGTTTTTCTGCATCAATTTTGGTTTGCAGATTAGCTTTTACTTCTTGCATATCTTGTAAAGCTCCTCTGTACTCATTAATTAATTCTTGCATTCTCGTCACTCTCCCCAATGATTAATAAAAAAAGGACGTCATGACAGATTTAACTGTTCATGACGTCCTTCGATTTTTTCGACCAGACTATTTGTTATTTAGTTTTATTGTTTCCTTGTTCTCAGCAGTGGTAGGCTTGCCGTGGCTCCATCCGATGGTAGTTTGTCCAAAGCCATTTTTTGGTGGTTTGATATACGTTTCTTCTCCTTTTGAAATTATATAAACACCGTCTTCTTTTTTCATAAAGTCGCCCCCAGTGTTTTAGTTAATTAAAATATATTTCCCCAAATCCATAACACGCCTTTTATCAGCGCGCCTAACATAAATACAGAAACTAGAATCCAGAAAGCCCAAAAAGCAATACTTATAACAGTTATTCCGATTTTGTTAATCATATTCCACCTCCACAATCACACGGCTTTCTTCGTCTTTATCGACTATGAAGTAATCAGAAAAGCCCTCGATATAGTTTAAGTTGTCATTTTCTATAAACCCCGCTTCCATCATGCCATCGAAAATAAACTTTTTAGCGAATGCGACATTGTCTGGATCTTTTTTCTTGTTTGGAATGATCCAAGTGAATTTAATTCGGCACGGTGTAGAGAAGGTCACACCGTGGCTCATAGCTCTTTTAACATAACAAGCGCAAATATAGGTCATTTGTTTTTTCACTTTAGCAGCGGCTTGTCTGTGCCCTCTCTCTTTGTTTATATAAGTGTTTAAATCAGTTAATGGCAACGGAATTATAATTTTGTTGCTAGTTGTGATAGTCTTCGATAACTCTTGTTTCATAAATAACTTCTAACTCCTTGTCAGATAATTTATTTAGGTATTCGACTGTATGATTTGTATAATTAGCGATCACGTCTATTAGTTGTTTCCTCTCTTTAATTGTCATGTTGCCACCTTTTGACGTATAGACAAGCCATTCTTTCTTTTGAATTCTATTAGTGCGCTCCTGCTAATGCCCATATCTTCCGCTATTTCCGTATCAGTAAGTTTTTTACTCAATCGTCGATATTCAGTGACTGTAAATATCGAAAGTAACTGTGTTGGTGTAGCTAAACCTTTCTCTTTATCTCCTCTTGCTTCTAGTGTTTCTAGCTTTTTAATTAAATTTTTTCTATCTGCGAGAGTCTTGCTTTTTTCAATCATCGTAATAACTTCCCATTGCTTTTTTCTTAATTCCTTTCTGCTCATTTTCATCGCTCCCCGTTATAAAATTAAATGCTCAAAATGGCAAATCATCCGGATTAATATCAATCGGCTTACCTTCACTTGCAAATGAATCGCTCTTCTGGCTCGTATCCGCTCGATATGAGCTTGTTTGATTGTTATTTGAATAATTAACCTCGCCTTGATAATTATTCGATGTAGAGCCTCCTGTGTTGTTATTTTTAGGCTCTAAGAATTGAACTGTTTCAGCAACTACCTCAGTAACGAAAACACGTTTACCGTCGTTCCCCTCGTAATTACGAGTTTGAACACGGCCATCAACGCCCGCCATGCTTCCTTTCTTCAGGAAATTAGCAACGTTTTCTGCCGGTTTACGCCAAACAACACAATTAATGAAATCTGCTTCTTGTTCTCCTTGTGTATTTTTAAATGGGCGATTTACAGCTAATGTAAAAGTCGCAACAGCCGCGCCAGCCGGAGTGTAACGTAAATCAGGGTCTTTTGTTAATCGTCCTACAAGTACTACACGGTTCATCATTATTTGCTCTCCTCCTCACCAGTTCCACCAATGTTATACAACGTTTCGCAATGATCACATTGCACATAAACTGGTCGATTAATTTTTATACTTTCAAAAGTAGCCATTGGATTAGAAGTTGTATTCATCCAACCACATTCCGGACAGCCTGAACGTGCTCCGTAGGGCGCTCTGGAAAAATAAAATCCGACTTGTTTCATTCTGCCCACCTCTTCCAATCCCCATGAGGCAAATTCGGCTATTAGCTCGAATTCAGCTTTTTCGCTCAACATATTTAGAGCCGCATTTTCCTGCGCTGTCATAGGTACGTTTGAAATCATTAAAAACAGCTCATTGATTAGTCCGTGCTCCGCATCACCATACTGATAGTTGATTTTTAACCACTCTAGGACAACTTGCTTTGCTTCTTGTTCACTCATTCCGCCACCTCCAATAATTCCGGATTCACTTCCAAAATAGTTGATTCGTGTACAGGCGGATACATCAAATCGCCGTCCACGATCAAATCATATTTAGCTTCTCCGCACTCGCATGTACCGCAAAAAATGATATGTCGTGTGTGCTTCTCTAATGCTTCTCTTAACGTCATTTACTTTTCCTCCAATAGTTCCGGATTTTCGTGAATGTTGCCTATCACTTCGATTTCATATAATCCTGACATTGAAACTTCGCTAAAAACATTACTGTCAAAGTAATAAGTCGAAGGAACTTTTATATCAAATGCAGGATAGCCATCTTCTGAAAAATACTCCACTTGAGAATTGAATACGTGAAAATCATCTTCTGAAAATGCTACAATATCCCCTTCAAAAATCTTCTTGCCGTTTTTGTCTTTTAAGACTGTGTATTGCCCAATTGTTTTTTCGTCTATCGCGTGCATGTTATTAATAATAAAATGTGCATAAGTTAATGTGCTAGCGCCTTTTCGTTCATCTGCAAAAATGAAAGTGGCACTATCTTCAAACTGCATTAAATTACCGTAAACCCATTCTCCGTTGTCTATTCGTTTACCTCTGAATTCAATCTCTCTCATGCCATTGCACCTCTATTGCGGTATTTAAAAATAACACGGGCACGTCAATGACCTCATTACATAACGAATCCTTTTCAACCTCACATAAAAGTGAAGTTCCTATGAAAACAGGCAAGTGTTTGTCGTGTCTATTCAGTGCTTCGATTAATTCTGCTACTGTCATGCTTCACCCTCCATTTCAATTTCAGCAATAAAATCGCACCACTTTATAAAACCACTTATATGTGGCGCAACGTTGTTACTAGAAGCCCAACCCGCGAATCCTATAAATCCGCATTTATTAAATGAAATGGATTCACGACTATCGTAATAATGTGATCTAACTGTCATATATGCCTGTTTAATGCCTGTTTTAGCTCTGTGAATTTCAGGTGAATTTAATTTACAAAACTCATAATCTTTTATTTTTTCCATTTTAGCTAGTTCTTTAGCGACAAAATATTGTAGTAAATAAATATCATAATCTTTTAATTTTTCGTAACTAAGACCTTTGTCGATAAAATATTGGCGTGCTTCATCATTTGTCATGCTTCACCCTCCGAATCGTTAAAAGGGACTACAGTATAAGTATGGCGTGAATTGTGTGTTGCTAAAAAACAAGCGAAAGTCGTCATACTTAATTTATCGCCAGAAAGAGCTTCTTCTTTGGAATGTGCTATAGTGTATTGAAGTTCTTTTGCGATTGTTTCAAAGCTTCGAATCCATATGCGTGAAAACATGTAATTTTTATCAATTTCAATGATATAGAGCTTTTCTGATTCACATTTTGGTTCTTTCTCGACTTCATAACCGTCCATCCATGCTCGAGCCAAAAGCTCCTGATTATCGTTATTGTTTTGCAACCATTCGTAAATAGCCACTGGCATATGCCCTTTTACTATATATAGCGCGTTAGCTAAGTCATAACCTACAGATGTACAAAATATAAACCAGTCATCTACACACTGCGGAACTACTACTAACTCCGGTTCTTCAACCTTTGCTACAGCTTTATCTGAAAACAACAAATCTATCGGAGAATCGCTTTGCTTAACAGACACCTCTTGTGTTTCAGGATAAACTCCATTTATCACTCCTTCGCTTCTCTTGTTTCTGTAAATAAACTCCACTTTATCGCCTGTTTTAAATCTCATGCTTGTTCCTCCTTCGCCATGCTAACTTTAAGAGCATTGGTAATTTTACGAGAGATGTTTCCGTTCAATACTGTATATTCACGAAAAAACTCTTTCCTTTCTTCTCTTTTTTTACATATAGCTTGAATTTTGTATGTGTTATTTAGAAGCATTGTCTTGACATAATCTGCTTCTTTTTTCGTTAAAGTTATTTCAATGGTATTCATCTTGATCGCACACCCTTCTGTTCCTTCGTAAGCCGTTCAGTAAGTCCTAGCACATACTTTCGTTCTACCGTCTCGCATAAATTCAGACTAGCTCTATACCTAATTTCGTTAAACGTCATGTTTGTAACTGGTTTCGCGTGATCATAAATCGTTAAAGTTTTGTCTTTGAACATTGCAGGATTTCGCAAAATAAATTTATACATTTTTGTAATGTGGTTATAGTGCCGAATTTCCGACGGTTTCCCGCCAAGTCTTGACACGTGCCAGTAATATTTTCCCAAGAGAAACATCCTTTCTAATCAACTCTAATTACTCTTAACCCCTTATCAGTCGTCCTCTTTCGATAACTTGGCGTAGCATAAAACAAAATCGTCTCACGCTTCACTTTCTGAAACACCGCTAGTTCGTCTACTGTGCCGATTATTAGTAGTTCATCCGCTTTATAAAGTGCGTATTCTGTCATGCCTTCGCCTCCTCTTCGGCAGCCAATTTGGCTTTTATCTCCGCGACTCGTTTTTCTAGCGCTTCCTTTTCTTCTTCCGTCATCTCTGGCTTTTTAGGCGCTTCTTGCTGCTCTTTGTCGAACCACTCTGGCAATATTTCTTGTTTAACTGGCTTGTTGTATTTGTTGAACGGCTTGTTATATTTTTGCTCTAGCTCTATCTGTCGTTGTTTTTCCGCTGCATCAACATCAGCTATTGTTTTAAATCCTCTGCTTTCCCAGTTTTTAAGAATTTTATTAACGTAAGCGTAATTACGTTTGTTAGCTCCTTGCTCTGATGTAACTTCTAAAGCCTTCATGACAATTTCTCGATTACCTGCAAAATCATCTACCCAAGCAAGTAGTTTTTCTAGTTCAACCGGAAGCATCATTCCGAATCCGTTTTGTTCCCAAAAATCCTTGAAATTTAAATCGCTGTTGTTGTTGTTAATATCTTTATCTAATTCTTTATCTATATCTATTGCGTTACTTTGCGTAACAGTAACGCTACTTGTAACGTTACACTCTTTATTTCCTTTACTGTCACCACTCGCTATTCTGTTCTGCCGCATAGCTTCTCGATGTTTTTCCACTCTTTTCCTTGTTTGCTCACGAACCCTTTCCATACCATCAACGTTTTGATGTTTTTCCCAATTTTCTATTTCAATCAATCCATTTTCTGTTTTTTGAATCATTCCGAAGCTCTGTAACGTATGTAACGTTACACGTATAATCCCAACATCACGGTTGAAAAGGGTCGCGAGCATGTCTTCCGTATACGGTACATTTTCGTTTAAATAAATGCGTCCTTTGTCGTTAGTTTTTCCAGCTAAAGCTAGAAGCCTAATCCATACAATAAGCATTTGGTTACCCTCTGGCATTTTTTCGAGCAACTTAATCTTTTCATCATCAAACATATTGACGGATAACTTTATCCATTGAATCCCCGACATACTCGCTCCTCCTGTTTTAATTAACTTGTTTTTGCGCCTCTATTTCTGCATCTAGTTTTTTAATTAGTGCAGAAGCTTCACCTTTACTCATTGATTTTGTATCCGTAATTTTATAACTCTCTAGTACATATTTCGCATCATGTCCAAATGGGTCCCCTACAACGCTTGCTTTCGCAAATATAGCCTTTCTTTGTGCCGGCGATGCTAAATTGTCGCTTTGCTGTGTTGGTTGCGTCTGTTTTGTTTGCTGATAATTTTTTGAACTTTTATTTGCCTTTGTGTTACCGCTAGCACCATTACCGTCGTCGTCTTCATCGCTCGCTATTCCAAAAGCCGAAGACAATGTGTACCTACGAGCGTAAGTTAGAGCGCTCCCTGCCCCCTGTGCTGTATTTTTGTCTAGAGGTAACATAAATGGGTCAAACTCGACAAATTCACCACTTGAGTGCATCAATATTGTTTTAACTCCCACTTTATTTTCTTCAGTCAACGGAATTTGTATATAAGATAATCCTAGATCTGGTGCATGTTTTTTTACTGCACTAATGACGTTTTCCAAAGGAACATAACTACTTTTAAAAAATGGATTGTTTGCTGTTTTTGCTGGCTGTTCTACTTTTTCTTGAAATTTGGATAATGCAACGCTGAGTTCAATTACAGATTCACTCATTTTCAATCTAATTACCTCACTCTCAATGATTCGGTTTGCACTAATTCAGCGCCCGGGACGTCTCTTCCTTCTTTTAGAGCGCTTGTAATAGCTTTCTTATCTAATTTTTTAGGTTGCTCTACTAAAAACATGAATAGTTTTTCTTCGTCCTCTAAACGCAAGCTAGGAGGGTTCTTCTGAATGCTAATAGTAAATAATGGGCTTTTGATTTTACGGATATCCACTTTTAACATTTCGCTCTCTAAATACTCTTTCATGTTTTTAGCTTTTGCTTCTAACGCTTTTTTACGCTTCGTTAACCTCTCTACTTCCTTAGCTAATCCCTCAGCCTCAGCATCAATACTTTTTACCATCTTTATAATATTCTCTGCCTTTTCTTCTATCGGCTCTCTAATGCTGTCTAAAGTGTCTTGTAACGTTTCTGTGTCTAATTCCTCCGCCATTTCTAAGACTTGATTGTATGCTTGAGTCAATTCGTATAATTTCATGCTTGCACGCCTTCTCTCTGCTCAATTTTTTTAGCTAGTTTTTCATGTATATCAATTAATTCATCAAATAGTTTAGATCCTTCTAAGTTAGTTGATTGCTTCTTTAGTAAGTTATAAAGCGGTGTTAATTCATCGTCATAATCATGTATCACGACTTTAAAGCCATAATGAATCGTTTTAAAATTATCCATGTTATCCCTCCATTGATTAAATTTCGGATTTAAGGTATAATTTCTTTAAGGTAATATCTTAAATCCCGGACCCACACTGCTATGTGGGTCTTTTTTTATTCTTCATTTTCCGCCTCTTCTTCATTAGTACGCTCTAATTCCTCTAAATATTCGTTATGCCAAATTTGGCTTATTCTTTCAAAACTGGACCAACAAGCATCAACCACAAGTGGATTTTCAACCATGTTTATCACTTCCTCTCAGCCAGTAGCCTGCGATTACGGACATAAACGACACGAAAATCATTACTGCGAACACATCCATTATCTTGTGACCTCCTCATATCCCTTAAGTTTCAGCTCTTCGATATAGTCCGTCATGTTGTCACAACCTGTTTCAATTAAAGCTATTCTCTGTCTGAAAGCTGGATTAGCTATCATTTTCGTTCTGTCATCTATGAAAATCTCACTATTACCGAAAATCGTCTTTTTACGAAAAATTCTCTCTGCCATTGTGTAGCCCTCCTATACTAAAATCAGAATTAAAATCAAATTACATAAGTTTATTAACGCTAACGCCGCTGCTACTATGACTAAGATGCTGAATAAAAGTTGGTTCTTCATATTGCGCGCCTCGGAATAATAATTTCACGCAAATGTCCATCTACAAGCTCTTTAGTGACTTTGTACTTTTTGTTAAAAGCTTCAGCTCTTTTTTTGCGCTCAACTTCATCAATCTTTTTAAATCGCTCTTTTACAATGTTGTTTATTTCTGTGAAATTAATATTCTTCGACTCGTAGCTTTCGTAACTAGCTGATACTAAAACTTCGCTCATTTTCTGCAACTCCTTACTAGTCCAGATTTTTGATAATATTGATCACGTTTGTTTAAAACTTGTTGTAAATCTATGTTGAAAGCTTTCGCAATACTTGCGTTCAGAGTTAAAGCAGATGCAACTACATCTGTTATTTCTGAAATAGCTTGTTTTGCGGCTTCTCGTTGTAGCATGTCACCTTTTCTCAAGCTATATGTCATCGTTTCTAAGCCGTTTTTTAGCGTGTTTATTGCTTCTTCAACTTCTAGTTCAAAGCGGTTAGTTAACGAAGCGTGGTGATTGTCTAAGCCGTCGAAAAGTGGAGGTATCATTCCGTTTGAAAATTCATGTGCGAATAAATAGGTGCTTTCTGGTTCGTTGTAGCTATCAATTAACTGTTCCGCTTGTTCAAGTGAAACCGTTCGTTTCCCTTTCGTTTGATTGCTTATCAGTGCTGGCGTTACATAACTTTCTATTGCTAGCTCTTTTTGTGTGCGAGTTTCTGCTAAAACTCGCATCGCATTTTGTGCATATGTTGATTTTTGAAACATAATATCTCAATCCTTTTTTGTTATTTTTTCAGCGACTAATTAACAACTTATCGTTATATACTATTGTTAGTCGCTCCCCAGTGACTAAGTTGTCTGTAAGCACCGTTGTGGTAGGCGGTGCTTAGCTTAAAACTAAACCATGTTCTTCAAGTAGTTTGTTTAATAGGTAAACTTGCCCTTTGCCGGTCACTCTCGGCGTGTATGTTGTCACCATTAATCCATTCCTATCTGTATGAATATGCGTTTTTTGCTCGAATAATCCCAAGTTCATTGCCTTTTGCGATGGCTTGTTATAATAAGTCCCTTTATTTAGCAAATATCCGCTTCCTCTTAGCCATTCAAAAAGCCTGTTTTGCCCAATATCTAAGCCATTTTGTTTAAGGATTGTCGCTAAGTCTTTTACTAAAACTGTATTCTCGCTCGTTTGTACAGCATCTGCAAAAATCACTTTCGGTTTTTGTTCCTCGATTTGCTTTAATGCTTCTTGCTTCTCTTGTTGCTCCTCAATCCACTTTTTAGCTCTAGCGACTGGGTCATCTATCATGTAAGAAAATGCTGGATATTCAGTTGCTAGTTTCCTCGCTTGTTTTTCTACTTCAATGAAGTATTTTCTAATTGCTCGACCCATTTCGTTGTTTTGAACCATTGCTAATTCTTTAGCAGTGTCTAAAGTTAGTAAGTATTCTGTTCGAGGTCTGCCAAATGTACTTTCTCCCATAATTGGGAAATAGTCTTCATCCTTTGAAAATCCGTAATTACTAAGCTTGTCAGTAATCCAAGTAGTAAATTTTTTTCCAACTTGCAAGCTTTGATGTAGTTCCCGTGCATTTACAAATTTCTCGCCTTTTTCATTTTCTAGAACTGGCAACATATCATTTGCAATTACTTGTAAATTTGACATTTTGTTCTCCTTTCTGTTCGCCCCTTCACAGTGCTATAGTTTTTGTGAAGGGAGGTGATATTTATGCAAAGAAATCATGTTTCCTCTAGTAGAATCAGAAGCGTTGGCTGGGAAAATGATATTTTAGAAATCGAATTTAATGACGGCTCTATCTATCACTATCACAATGTTTCTCAATCAGAGTATTTAAGTTTTATTCATTCTGGTTCACTAGGAACTGCTTTGTCTCAATTGGATAAAGTTCATAGTTATAACAGAGTTAATTAATCATTGCTTCGTGTCGGTTGTATCAGAACTGACACGGAGTGGTTCAAACGCTAAATCCTCAACAATTCTCACTCCATCTACAGTAATTACTACTCTTGTGTATGGATTAAATGATATTTCTAACTCCTTGATTATTTCGTTTCCGGCTTTTTTAATGTTGTCATTCATTTTTTAACCTCCTATTCTTTTTGGAAAAGCTTCACTTCACCTTAATTTCTAACGAGTTTATAGTCCTAGCCAATTCTTCAGCCAAAGAGTTGGCTTCGCTTAATCTCGTTCCTAACAAAGTAGCGTTTTCTATGGAATCATCTACTCCATTTAGCTCTACTTCCATTTTGATAATTTTTAGCTCTTGATCTTTTTCAAGTAAATCTAAAATGTTTTTTATAGTGTTGTACTTAACGGATACTCTATTTTCTTTTTCATTACCATTTTCTAAAATTGTTTCTAATTTAATAATTGCTTGTTTGATGTTATTCATTTTTCTTCCTCCTCTATTTGTTTTAAAAAAGCCTCTACTTCTAAACCATCCACATCTATTCTTTCTGGATAGCATTCAATAATTAACTTTGGTCGTTTACCGCCTAGTATTTCTAAATGAACACCTGTTACAAATCGTCCTACTTTCCAGTCACCAAGTTGAATGGCATTATATGCAGACCCATCTTCTCTTTGACTAGTTTTGATTGACAAAGTTAACTCTTCGTTACTCATGTTCTAGCCTCCTATTTTCTTTTGCCCAAATCGCCGTTAGTTTTTTCCGATAATCTATTAACTAATGAATTAATTTCTGAATAAAGTTCCGGCAAAATACTTAAATCACTATAATTTTCTCCAGTTATACTCAATTCAATGGTAAGTACAGACTCTTTTCTATTTCTCTTGGTTAGGAAAGAGTTTGTAAATGCAATTTTCTTCATTTTCTAGCCTCCTATTTTCGCAAAATCTTTCGTTTCCGTTTTAGCAACGTTTTTGGTAAAAAAATTCGATATATTGCATTTTAGTATCTTTGCCAAAAGAGGCAACATTTCTGCTTTAATTTTATACTCTCCTGTTTCATATTTTAAATATGTGGATGCATTCTTAAATCCTAACTTTATAGCCATATCTTTTTGAGAAAATCCAAGAGATTCTCTTTTTTCTCTGATATATTTTAAATCAATTTCAACTTGCATAAAATCACCTCCGTTTCTGTTTCAGCAATCTTTATAAACTTAGTATACGTTGCTAAAATAGAAATGTCAAGTTCTATTTTAGCAATTTTTGTATTTCTGTTTTAGCAATGTGTTATCTTAATATTATTAAAAGTAAAAGGTGGTAAATATGAAAGTCAATGAAATGATTATCAATCTTAGGGAAAAGAGAAATATCTCTCAACGCGAATTGGCTAATCGTATCGGGATTAATAAAAGCGTAATGAACAGAATAGAATCTGGCGAAAGAGATATTAGAGCTCACGAGCTAGAAGCAATTGCTAACTATTTCGATGTTTCTGCAGATTACTTATTAGGACGTTCAAAACAAAACGATATTGCTGATACAATCGCGGCTCATATAGATCCCAACGCAACAGAAGAGGAAATGGAGGAAATTCTCGCTTATATAGAAGAAAAAAGAAAAGAATATGCTAATGAAGAGGAAATAGATATCACGGACATCGCTGCAAAGAAAGATGCTGACGTGGCAAAGTTTGTAGAAGAGAATCCGGACTTCAAAGCAGTTGCTGCACGTGTCATGGATGACGAAGAGGCTGTTAAAGCGGTCAAAACATTTATTGAATATTATGAGCAACAAAAAAAGAAGTAATGTGTAATTTATTTACTACTAAACCTCTTGACTTGTAACTTAATTACTTGTTATTGAAGTTAATTATTAACATTGTGTGAAAACGTGATATATTCCACGAAAATTATGTATAATATAGGTGCAACGTTGCAATAAAAAACAACGGGGTATAAATACATGAAAAAACTAGATGAACTGAACATGCAACATGATGTAGTGATACTAGAACACGAATTTACTTCTTGTTCATTCACTTTTAGAAAAGAAATTTTCATAGTTATTGATAGTAGATTAAGTCAAAGCGATAAATTGGAAGACGTCGCAAGACTTTTGAATAAAATATAACTATGTAACCAGTTTGCGGCCGCAGATTGGTACATATAAAAAGGGAGATGGAATAATGTATTGTCCGAATTGCGGTCATGCATTAGATAACAGGGAAACTGAATGTCCTGGCTGTTTAGCTCCAATAACTTATCAAACAAGCAACAACGAAAAAGCGCAAAAAGTCGGCGCTTTTATGGAAGAATCTGGTAAATTAATGTCAGGATGTGGTTGTTTAATGACATTGTTGATAACTATTCCTGTCATAGTAATTTTAATAATTATGTTTTTATAAAAAGGAGATAACGGGATGAGTAAGTATAGTTACTTGTTAAAAAAATGGTGGTTTTGGGCTCTTGCTATATTATTTTTAGTTATTTTATTTTACAGCTTTTGGGTAATAATATACTTGGTGGCACTAGCTTCCTTAATATTCGGGATAGTAAAAGTTGTTAAAAATGAAAACAGACGAAAATACACAATAATATTGACTATATCCGCTATATTTCTAATCACCTTTTCACTAATAAGAGTTGTACAGATGTATAACTATGTTATTAATAATCCAGAAGAAACTACAGCAAATGAGCAAAAAAAGAATACTGTCCAAGATGAGCAAACGGAAAAACCCGCTCAAGAAGACGCTGCCGAGGACGAGCAAGCAGAAGAACCTGCTCAAGATGATGTATCTACACCCTCTAAAATTACATCAGATAGTATAGAGTTATTTAATGAGTCAATTGATCGCTTGATTTCTGATTCGAGCGGGGTACTAATAAAAGTGGTTCCATTTGAAAATGAATATGATATGTTAATTGCGTACGTATCTCAAGATTTAAAATATCAAGATGAAGCAACTAAACAAAAAAATGTTGATTATTTAGGAAGCGAAATACAGCAACGTGCTCTAGGTACGCTCTTTGGTGGAGATAACAATCTAAGACCAATGGTTGAGTTCAGATATAAAGATGAGACAAAGATGGCTGGAAGTAGTGCTTTTGATAAAACTAATATGAAGCTCAAAGGAAAATAAAATATAAAGGGAGAATGAAAATGAAAAAAGGGATTGTTTTAGGATTAATTTTATTACTTAGTTTTGTTTTGTATGGATGCGGAGAACCTGAACTAGATATTAGCAAGGATCCCGGAAAAGGATATTATCTACAATACAAAGGAACCACTTCTGATGAGGCAAAGATAACTTTAAAAGATGAAAGCGGAGAAACAAAAAAACTTGATGTAGAGAAAAATAGTTTTACTGCTCTAGTGCCTAGACTAACTTCTAAGGCAATCTACACTGTAATAGCTAAAGATAAAGATAAAGAGACAGAAACTAAGTTAGTAGTTCCTAAACAAAAAAAACTTGTTTCTTATGAAGATTTAAAAGGACAGTTTAATTATATTTATGAAACTGAAGACAAGTTATCTATTTCTCTTCCTGATTCTATAAACAGTAATGAAGAAATAACACCGGGATTTAAAATTATGTCTGATGGTAATAACGTAATGTCAATTTTATTAACATACAGTTCTGAGGATAATATTGGTATCACTGATTATAACGATTTTACCTATTCAATTGCTGCTATTATGATGTCGTTAGATTCGGAAAATAGTTTAGATAAAGTTCTTGATGCTTTAAATAACAGTATGGATAATCAAAAGGAAAATAAAGTCACAGTTAATGATATTACTTATCAATTTTCTACAATTAACGCTGGAACAACAAATATAACAACTTTAGAGATTTTCCCAAACTAAAGAGAGCCTCCGGGCTTTTCTTTTTTACCGAAAAAAAGAACGTATGTGCGAAAGGAGAATGAGAATGAAAGCGGCTATCTATATAAGAGTATCTACACAAGAACAAGTAGAAAATTATTCAATACAAGCACAGACTGAAAAGCTAACGGCTTTATGTCGTTCTAAAGATTGGGATGTGTACGATACGTTTATTGACGGTGGATATAGCGGTTCAAACATGAATCGTCCGGCGCTAAATGAAATGCTAAGTAAATTACATGAAATAGATGCAGTAGTCGTTTATCGACTAGACAGACTCTCCCGCTCGCAAAAAGATACTATTACACTAATTGAAGAGTATTTCTTAAAAAACAATGTAGAATTTGTTAGTTTGTCTGAAACTCTTGACACCTCTAGTCCATTTGGGCGCGCGATGATTGGTATATTGTCCGTGTTCGCTCAATTAGAGCGCGAAACTATACGAGATCGAATGGTAATGGGTAAAATTAAGCGTATTGAAGCAGGTCTTCCTTTAACGACTGCAAAAGGTAGAACATTCGGCTATGATGTTATAGATACTAAATTATATATTAATGAAGAAGAAGCAAAACAATTACAAATGATTTATGATATTTTTGAGGAAGAAAAAAGCATTACCACTTTACAGAAGAGACTAAAAAAATTAGGATTCAAAGTGAAATCATATAGCAGTTACAACAATTGGCTGACTAATGATTTATACTGTGGCTATGTATCTTATGCGGATAAAGTGCATACAAAAGGTGTTCATGAGCCTATTATTTCAGAGGAACAATTTTATCGAGTTCAAGAAATATTTTCTCGCATGGGTAAAAATCCAAATATGAATAGAGATTCAGCATCGTTGCTAAATAATTTGGTAGTGTGTGGAAAATGTGGGTTGGGTTATGTTCATCGGAGAAAAGATACTGTTTCCCGTGGGAAAAAATATCATTATAGATATTATAGTTGCAAGACTTACAAGCATACTCATGAACTCGAAAAATGCGGGAATAAAATTTGGAGAGCTGACAAACTAGAAGAACTAATTATTGATCGCGTGAATAACTATAGTTTCGCTTCTAGGAATGTAGATAAAGAAGACGAATTAGATAGCTTAAATGAAAAACTTAAAACAGAACACACAAAAAAGAAGCGGCTGTTTGATTTATATATCAGCGGTTCTTACGAAGTTTCAGAACTTGATGCAATGATGTCAGATATTGATGCTCAAATTAATTATTATGAAGCACAAATAGAAGCTAACGAAGAATTGAAGAAAAACAAAAAGATACAAGAAAATTTAGCTGATTTAGCAACGGTTGATTTTGACTCTTTAGAGTTTAGAGAAAAACAACTTTATTTAAAATCACTAATTAATAAAATTTATATCGACGGTGAACAAGTTACTATTGAATGGCTCTAG